TAGACTTGGTATATCCAAGGAAATCGGGCATGTATTCGATAGCTTTCTCGGCCTCACTCTCAATATTGTCCAGAAAGCCTGGGATATCTAGACCCAATCTATATTTATCCCCTTTCATGCAGTAGCTCACGAACTCTTCGCGAAGCGGATGGTATTTAACGTTCTCCAAAATGGATAATTGACGTAAGGCTACCATTTTACTATTCCATTTGTCTGGATCATAGAACCTTTCTTGTTCAGCCAACCTTCCTAAAGCTCTGTAGGTTGAGTAAACACCGACGCATACATTATCAACGCGATAGTCTTTGTGGTGCCAGCGTCTTAAGTATACGCAGTCCTGTTTGCTCGCATACTGTTTATCAGTGTTCATTTCCTGACCATGCTTAGTATACGACCGCAGTACATCATCCACATTACACCCTGGGTAACTTAGGATCCCATCGTCACCTAAACACTGTGAATGAGGGTTAAGTTTAGATCCGTGGTCTATTGCAGCCTCATGCTGTAGACATCTGTGAGTAATCGTCTCATCGGCGTTGGTACCACCTGAACCAGATCCCATGCCGTGGTCACCAAAACGGATCTTTTCCCAATCGTACGCAAGAGGTATTTTGTACTTAATCGGGAAAACATTGACTAGCCACTCGTTTTCGACACCTAATTGTTTCAAAACGTCTAACGCGCAATCTTGCATGTCATGATTAAAGTGCTGGTCAAATTTGGAGAAATCGGTACATATAACTAAATCATCCCGTCCTTTAGTATCAAATAGCTTAGTTATTTCCCGGTCAACCCGTTCCATACTAACCCACGCTGGAACTAGATTGAATTTCTGTGCTGACTGGATTAAAGGCTGATATAGCCTGAGCTCCTGAACATTCACAGCAAATGGGAACATCCAAACAACTCTTTGCTTGACGTCATCCTTTTCAGGACCACCTTCTTGTCCACGCCAACCTAAAACAGCTGCGCTGTTCCATTTACCAGTAGGTAATGTTTGGAACTGCCAGCTAACAGAACATGGTACAGTCTTATCCACAACAGTTCTTCTTTTAGTAAAGTAAGGACTGCCCGAATTGGTAGACTTTTTCATGTCTGCCACTGTTTGTTCAGCTGATTTAAGACGAAGACCGCCAATCTTCGGCTTCCACTCAGATAAAAGAGCCGCTTTAGCCTCTTCACTGATTGGTTTCGACTCAAGGAGAATAGAGTCGTAGTAAGAATCAATGTCTGGAATTCTGTCTTTGAGAGGTAACATAATCGACATTGGTCCGACCTTTTTACGGAGGTCATTCTCAAAATCCACTAATGTAGGCCAACTTGTTTTCAGTGATTCAATGTGTGAATCCCAGCCCTTTAAAATGGATTCAAGAGATTTACCCTTGTAAAACGGTGTACGGTACTCTTCACTTTGACCACTTCTAACATGTTCAAAGTATGCCCGTAATCCTGGGTTTGGCAGTTCAAAATAATACTGCCAATGTGTTGCATCGTACTCTCTTAACCTTTTGTTAAGAATAAAACGACGCTTAACGTAATTAGTTTCATCCTTTGTTTTCATTAATTTGTCCTTTCTAGTAAAG